ACGTACACATCTGGTCTTCCAGCTGGTCGAAGCGGCCCACATGGGACACCCGGCCCTGCTCGTAGAGAGCCGAAATAGGCTCAGCTCGCAGCCGCTTGCCACGAGTAGCGTGGACGAGCTCTACGGGGACTGACCGGTCGGCCGCTCGGATGACCGAGAGCACCATTTCTCCACCCATGTTCTTCTCGGCGATGATCTTATCGGCCTCGAAGCGACGGTAGAGAGCGACAGCTTGCCGGGACCACTCCTCTGGGGAGCCGCGGAGGGAGCCGTCATAGAGCACGTAGCCCCGAGCGTAGCCCTCTGAATCCCGGCCAAGCCCGACCACGACGATCCCATTCTCATCCGAGCCCTCATGGGAGGATGCTGCCGGGTCAACCGCAACGTACACACGCTCTAAATCGTCCGGGACCTCTCGGATGCGGGCTTTATCAATTGCATCGCGCGTCCAGAGGGCCCCGGGGATATCGTCCAGAACTTCGCCGTCCAGCTCTTGGCGCCCCAGTCGGGTGCCGCCGTAACGGTCTTCGATCTGGCGAATGAAAGACTCAGCCAGATTAGAGGAGTTGTCGAGAGTTCGACCCCTCGTCACAAAAGTTGACTCGTCGGCCAGAATCTTGCGGATCAGGGGAAGGGGCCGCGGGGTCGTGGTAACGATCACCTTGGGGTTGAGCCCGAGGCGGAGACCGAACTGCAGCTGGTCCCACGTGCCTTCCATGTACCTGAACTTGGCGAGCTCGTCCACCCACGCACCGTCATGCTGCGGTCCGCGGAGCTGGTCGGGCTCAGTAGCGTTGTAGGTCCACGCCCGGGCTCCGTTGGGCCACGTGACACACCTGTTAGTGGGTGACCACGTAGGCATGAAGTCCTCCGGGCTGTTCTCGAGGATCGCCTTCACCATGACGTCTCGGGCGTCGGCGGCCGTTTCGGCCACCAAGGCAATAGCCTTACAACGCCCGGTCCGCGCCCACTTGTTTACAGTCTCAGCGCCGGTGCGGCTCTTCCCCCAGCCACGCCCAGCTAGAATGAGCCACGTACTCCAATCGCCCTCCGGCTCCAGCTGGTCAGGGCGCGCCCAGAACGGCCAGTGGAACTTGAGCTTAGCCCGCACCTTCGGGGCGAGGCCCTCCAGTGCTGCCACACGATCCTCCTCCGGCAGTGCCGCGAGGAGTTCCGCAGGACTCAGATAGTCGATATCAACCGACAAGGGCGAGGGCAGCCTTCTTCTTGTTCTTGTCTGCTATGGCAGCGAGGTTCCGGGTGAACTCGTCCGCAGTCTCTTCGATCCGGCGCTCTTCGAAGGCGATAGCTTCACCATCGGGGCCACTGATCTCAGTGCGGTCACGGAGCATTCCGAGGTGACGAGCCAGCAGCTCGAGGCCGCGGAGCTTGTCGGTGTCCTTGGCGTCGGCCTTCTCGATGATCGCTGCCACACGCGAGAGGACATAGTCCGGGTCGTAGGCGGCAATCGAATCGGTCTTGGCCTGCTGTAGATATTCGATGTAAGCCATCACCATCGGTCGCTTGGACACCTGATGGGCGGTCTTCTCGACGTTCCTGCCCGTGTACCCGGCCCGCTTGGCCGCGGCATTGGCATTATAGTCTACGAGGTACTCCTTGCAGAAGCTCCGCTCCCGATGGGTCAGGAGGCGGATGACACCTGCGGGATCGCCAGCCGAGGCCAAGCGATTCAGCGCATCGTTCCGCGAATCGGCGCGGGTACGGGCGCCGTTCACAAGGGCCCCCGGTCTATTCCGAGCGCAACCTGAATCAAGGGGTGTAGTCCGTGCGGTCACGTTACCTGCCGTTCCTTCGACGATTCTTCGAGGCGCTCTGGACCCTCAGGTTGCCAGAGCCATTCTGCTTGGGGTTCATATTCTTGTGGTCGACGTCCTTGCCGTCTCCCTTGTGGACCTTGCCAGCCTTCTCCATCTTGGCTCGTGCCTGATTGCGGGAGACCCGGTTGGCCACCTGCTCGGGCTTGGCGTTGTATTTCGTTTTAGCTCGCTTCTCAGCGGCCGACATCTTCTGGCCTTTCATCGCCACGAGGCGGCTCCTTCTGAGTGTGTCCCTGCAACCATACACCCATTATAACCGATTTGGGGACGTTTGTCAAGAGAAATCGTACATGAGGGTGAAGTTTTTTTCACTTCCCTCCGTAAATCAACTTTTCTGCAGGGCCACGTACGATTTTGCTTGACAAACCGGGTGAAACCTGTTATAATAGCTTATAGGCTGGAGGGGGGTTAATTAGGGCCCCCTAAGGCAGTCCCTAGATCAGTCTGATGCCCGTCCAAGGCCCTCCTCGGTTCATCCCGATGGGGGTCTTTTTTTTATGTAGCGGAAGAGACGGGTAGATACGTAATAATAACCAATTCGGTTCGAACCCCCCCTCCCCCTAACCTATATGGTGATAACCAAGCTGGTTCGTCTCGGCCCCGCCTGTGTGCCGTCGGGGTGAATAGCATAGGTATCAGGGGGAGAAGCAGGTCTATGGGGTCAAGGGGTTGAACGCGAGCGGTCGGCTCCCCATATCGGTGGCAGCCCGAGGTATGCCCGCAATCCGGCTGGCTCATCGGGGTTTCGCCCTACTAGGGCAAAGTTGAAAGGAAGACACAATGACAAAGGCGAAGATTGCCGCTCCGGCTCCGGCCATCGCAGCGGAAACCACGCTCACCGTCACTGTCGCCACGTTTGCGGACGTGCATGGTGACGCGGAAGCGGAAGCGAGCGCGGGACACGCGGCGGTTCTGAGCAAGGTCAAGTCCGCGCTCGCTGACTTGGACAACGCGGAGACCACGGGCGGCTCGATGGTGGAACGGGCGCGGGACGAAACCGCGCTGACCCTGTGGGACGCGCTGGGCAATGGTGTGGCGCTGGAGGAGGTTCGGGACGCGATCGGACAGCGCTTCGGGTTCCGTCCGCTCACCCGCGACACGAAAACCGCGAAGGCCGGGGAGCCGGGCAAGTCACTGGCCCGGTCGGCTGGCAAGAGCGTGTTCGACAAGCTGGCCCGGTTGCATCGGGTCGCGGCGCACCTCAACGGGACCGAGGCAATGCGGTGGATGTCGGACATCGACAGCGACGCGGCTCGAGTGATCGTGGACGGGTTCAACGCGGGAACGGTCGGACTGGCAACGGCCTATGCGGACTTGCAGAAGCTCAAGCCCAAGGCCGAGGGTGACAGCGACAACGAAAGCGCGAAGGCCATCGGCAAGCTGGCAGCGCTCATCGCCGACTTCCAATTCGACACGGTCTCCGCCATCATGGAAAGCCGAGACTTGGCCAAGGCGTATGGCCAGCTGAGCGCTGCGCTGACCATGACGCTCCGCAACATCGAACGGTTCAAGGCAACCGGCGAGTTGCCGGACAACGCGGCGGACGACGAGTGAGAGGACCGGGCGGGGCGAAAGCCCCGTCCGTTTCGCCGGGTCTATCTATCACCCTTTTGCCGCCTGCCTCTTGGCCTGTCGTCCCCGCCTGTCGGCACGCTCTGCTCGTCCTCGAGCGGACTTGCGTGACCGGCCGGACTTTACGGAGTAAAGCCGGTGCGTTCCTCTAACTCATCGTTCCCCGTCTCGCCGGATCGCCCTTGGCGGCCTAAGCTGACGCCCGTTCGTAAGGATGGGTTCTGGCTGGAGCGTGTTGTGGCCCTGCCCGACTCGCCCTTGTCTGGCATGAATGAGGCTGGCAAGCCGGTGCATCAGGCTGCCCGCTTGCCGAGTGCGGAGACCGAGGCTTACGCTGAGGAGTGCGACCATTGGGAGCGCGTCTCCCGCGACAACCGCTTCTTCAACAACCTTCGCCCTATTAGGGCAAGAGAGACTCGCCATCGTGCTGAGCTACGCGAGACTCGCCTTTCGCTCGTCCCCGTCGAGCTTGCGATTGACGATGCGTGGGCCGCTATCCTTCCGCCCGCTCGTGCTGCGCTCCCCAATATCATCGCTGATCCCTCGCTGCTGAGCAAGCCGACCGACGTCTATACGAAGGCGATGGTTGACGCTCACTATCAGAGTGACGGCTCACCGACCAAGCCTTGGGACGCGGCTCGGATGCATAGGGACGATTCCTATTACAACGGACTGCTCAGGTCTGCGTTGAGGG